CAAACACACTATTAGAGCCGTCATTACCCTGACCGCTCGAACTAACCCCAGCACCACCCGCACCAACGGTCACCGTATAGGTCGCGCCACCTGCAATCCTGTCAAGCGATAACGGTGTCTCAGCAGACGCGCCCCCACCAGAATCCTCACCGGAAACCGAACAGCGATAACCGCCAGCACCGCCACCACCACCATTAAACCGCCCGCCCGAGCCACCGCCCGCGACAACCAGATACTCAATGTCTGCAAACCTGTTACCAAAAGCAGCCGACATCTCAGCGTAACGGGTCTGACTTGTGAGCGTACTTGTAGAGAGTGAGCGGATAGACAAAACAACCCCCCTAAGAGATTTCAGTACCGAAAACGTTAACACTCATATCGGCGCTAGACGTCTGCACGGTCAACACGTCGGCGGCATCCATCGTCACGCCAAGAGTCAAAGTAGTCGAGTCATTAGCCGCGAGAGGCACGTCATACGCCAAATAATGCTCATCGGCAATAGTGTCACCATCAGGACGCACAGCAATACGAAACGTACCCGCAGTCCCCGCACGGTTAGCCATCACAATAGTCGACACGACCGCCTCAGTAGCACTAGGCACCGTATACACGTCAGTGTCAGTAGTCGCGCTCGGAGCGGACTGAGCCAGCACCTTATATGCGTTAGCCATTATTTACATACCTCCCAATAGAAAAGAGCTCTCAAAACCAAGACCGCCACCAACAGGCTCCCAAGCAGACTCGTTCACGTTGTAATACTCAACCGCACCCGTCGTCGTATTGAAACCAAACAACACGCGACCAGCAGGCGCGGGGCGGCCATCAGTCGACCACGACCCCAAACGGGTACCCATAAACTCACGCCGATCAGTAATAGTCGTCGGCACACCAGAATTAGCAGGCACCAAAACCTCAGCCACCGGTTGCTCAAAAATACCCGCATCAGTTTGCACAGGTGTCGGAGCAACGGGCGAGCCGGCCGGCGCGCCCGTCTTCACAGCTAAAACAATCGAGTTAGCAACCGGGTCAAGTTTCAACACCACAAGATCTACACGGTCGTTAGTGGCGTCAGCAGTTGCAAGAGCTAAAGACTCGGTAGCGTCACTAATGTAATAGTGCCCGCGCACCATCGCCTCGCCAGCCTCAACGTCAACCGCAAGACCAGTACCGACCGACACCTCAACAGCGTCACCAGTCGGTACATCATTAACACCACTATTAAAATGGCGAGCCCACCGACTAAACTGTGTCTCAGTCGTGTCTAACCCCTCAAAGGGGAAACTCGTCTGTGTCATCTAATAACCTCTCCTATTGCTCCAGCTCATACGTGCCGGTAATGTCAAAACTATCAGCCGTAGTCAACGTAATCGGCTTATTATGCTCAAACGGCTCAGTCTCACCATTGGACTTGATATACCACAACGTCATCACGTTAGAGCCCTCACCGACACGGCCAATAATTGAGTAAATCGTGCCACCCGAGTCGTCAGTAAGCGACCCGCCGCCAAACGTGTACGGCCTCCGAGCGTTATACGGCAACGTCATAAAATACTGACCCGTACCAAAACTAGAAATATTGTCAAAGTCAACCGAATACGCAAAATGGATCATGTCACCAAATCGCGTATAAGTCGCCGTAAACACTGGCCCAGTAAAAGTCGGCTGCGTGCCGTCAGTGCCGCCCTGCACGCCAGGGAAAGGCGTCACCACACCATAACCCGTCGTATTGCGCTCAATCTCACCAACGCGCTTAGATGTGCGCTCTGAGGCTTTCAAGAGGCGACCCTCAAGCTGCACCGGTTGAGGCTTGCCCACCTCAGCGGCCAAATACACCCCGTCAGTCTGCACAGACAACGCCACCGTATAAACCACAGCAGTCGCAATCGTCGACCCCACAGTAACCGTAATGGTGTCGCCCAAACCCCAGTCTTCGCCGTAAAGCATAGTCACGCTATCGGTTGGCGTAACGGTCAACGCGACACGTGTTTTACCATCGTCTATAAGTTCCTCGGCGGCCTCTTGCTGAAACTCCTCAGCAGCCTGAGTGCTCCGGGCGTCCACTACCCGCTCAATACGTCGACCCCAAAGCGTCTCAGCATCAGTGGACTGAGTGAGCGTGCCCTCAAAAAAAAGCCTATCCTCTTCCTCGCCAGCACCCGCCACAATCGCACGAGTAACGACCGGAGCCTCTACCTGATAGTCAGCAGACGACAAGCGGCCATTATCAATATCAAGCCGCACCAAAGCACTACGATCTACAGGCTCGTAAACCTCAAACACCAGGCCGGTAGCCAATTGCTCAATACGGTAACCAAGCCCGCCAGTCTGCGCCAAACCATTTAACAGCTCTTGCAAGCTCACAAAACGAGCCACACCGTAAACCTCAGCACCGCGACCCTCATCGGCCTCAACCGACAAACCAGCAACTTTACGCACCGCCGGCCCAGACACTAAATTGGCGTCAACGTATTGTTTAATGACAGTTTCCGCCACGTCATCACGCACGTCGCGCGCCACTGCCTGAGTAGTTACGTCAGCGTTAGACGGCTCAGGGTAAGCCAAACGGTCAGCCAAAATAATCGAGTCATCAAAACCAGTAATAGTCCAAGTGCCGTCCGGGTCGTCTTCAGTCTGTGCAAGTTGAGTCGACGCTGTAGGGCCAGACATAATCACACCATTAGGGCCAGTAACAATCAGACCAAAACCTGGCGTGCGTAAAAGGTCAGCCATCGGAGACGTCGAATGCAAAGACACCGACCAAGTACCGACCTCATTGTGGCGCAAAACAAACTCAGAGCCCACCAAATCGTTACCCAAAAGACGGCCGACACGTTTGAGCTGCTTATTACGCACCTCTACCGTCAGGTCGTCAATTCTCACCCGTGAACCACCTCAAACGCCAAGTTATAGCGACACGTAATAGACGTGTCAAGTGTAGCGTTAGTGCCCACAACCAACACGCTAGACGTGCCCGGCGGGAAAGCGAAAAACTTAGGCGCAGTGTCAAAAATGTCGTAACGGTTAGTGCCGCCGATACCGACCACAGTGCCCGCGCCGTGATTAATTTCGTAAATGTCACCCGTCAAAATATCCTCAGTGAAAGACCAGCCCTTGCCATCAAGGCTCACCGAAAGACCATCGACCGGGCCCGTAATTTCAAACGTGGGGAACACGGGCACGTCGCTAGTGTTATTAACGTTAATAAGCCCGATAGCTTGAGAGGACGAAACACGCAGCTTAGTGAGCTGGGGCAAAAGGCCACGACCAGTTTCGCCCACCTCGACGCTAAAACTTTCCAAGTCAGCGCTTTGCCAATACGGGTTAGGTGCCTGAAAAGACAACAGCAAAGTAGCAAACTCAATACCGCCAGTGTCGCCACCATATTCCAGCTCAGCACCACCGACGTAATGCAACTCCATCGTAAGGTCACCCGCGTCACGCAAAGCCGTCAAAGTAGTAGGGCCAAGAGTGTCCTGAGTCAACCGGGCAAGACGACGCAGCTTACTCTCAACGTCAGCCGCATCAGATCCAAGCACAGTCACCGGCATGTCAATATTGCGCACAGCGCGCCTCGTGTAACGGTGTGTGCCACCATCACGAGCAGACTCATCAATACGCACAGACGTCGGCGGAATACCAAACCCCGTTAACGTTTGATTTAACACAAAATTAGAGTTATCGAAAGTAATCGAGTCGCCGTTAGCGCCAGTCAGCTTATACCCGCTCAAGCCAGTACCCTCGCTCTCGTCATCGCCAAACGTAACTCTTGCTCAGCATCGAAACTCTTATTTGGTGCCGCATAATAGTTCACAGTGCGACCGGCCGCGCTCGCGCCCATCATCGACTCAAAACGGTCAAGCGGAATAACCATCTCAGGCCCAGCCTCACCGATAAGTGCGTTAGTGGGCCCGGTTACTAAACCACCCTGCGCGAGAGCAACCCTCGGTAAACTAATCTCAGATATGCGCCCAATGCTAAAACCAAAGCTCGAGATACCCGTTAAGTCTTCAACCCAGTCAGGCGCGTCAACCTGGATTTTATTTAAAGCGTCAATCAGAAAGTTAACGCCTTTAATCATAAAGTTTACGAAACCCTCAAAGCCGGCAATAAATCCGTTAATGATAGTTTCAAAAAAACTTTTAATGCCCTCCCAAGTGTCTTTAAAAAACTGGGAAAAAACGCCGACAGCATCGCTCACGTTTTCGATAGCAGTAATGAAAAAGTCAACCGCTCCGACGAGGATAGTCCCCAAAATCTCAGCGACCACCACAAGAATAGGCGTAAGAAACTCGATAAAGCCAATAAATAGGGGCAGTATGCGCGCAATAATTGGCAGCATCGCCTCAACCAAACGCATAAACACCGGAGTGAGCGCCATAATAATTTCGAGGAAAACCGGTAGCAAAGCCTGAATAATAGGCATCAACGCCTCAAGCATTTGCATCAGAATAGGCACCAACACGGCCATCGCATCCATCACGAAACTAATCACGACAGGCAACAGCTCAGTAATCACGGGCAACAGCTGGTTAAACAGATCCACAAACACCGGCAAAAGTTGAGCAACTAGCTCAAGAAAGAGGCCGGCAAGTTGACCTATAACCGGAATCATCGGCATAAAGCCCTCAAGCAGGCTCGGAATCTGGCCCGCTAAGTTTTCGATAACCGGCGCGAGCTCTTCGATTGTCTGCGTGAGAATAGGGCCCATATTCTCAATGACCGGCAACAGGCCAGTAGTTAGGTTTGCGAAAGCGTTAAGTAGTGGGCCACCGACGCTCGCCTGCAAGTTTTCAAAATTGGCACTCAAAGTACGTTGAGCGTTAGCCAAACCATCTTGCGTATTACTAAAGTCGCCCTGGACTTTATCGGTTTGCTCAAGCAAAGCACCATAACGTGCCTGCTGCTTTTGCGCCTCAGTGAGAGGCTGGCCCGCCTCAGCAATACCGTTAGCGTAAGCAAACGCCTCAACAGTGGCCGCGCTGAGATCCACACCAAACTTACGTAACGGCTCAGTCTCACCCGCGAGACCAGACTGGAAAAGACCTAAAGCCTCATCAACCTCAAGGTTAAACACCGAGGCAAAGTCGGCACCACGAGTCGAAAGAGTGTCAATAAAGTCGACAACGCCCTGACCCTCGCCACCGATAGCACTCGCAAAACCAGAGAACTGAGTGGCAATAGAGTTAAAAGCACCCTGCGACAGCCCCAGCCGGTTAGCGGCCGTCTCTCCAAGCTCAACAATCTCGCTCGAGACATCACCATACGACACTGAGACAGCGTTAAGCGACTCACTTAAATCTGACGCCGCATTAACCGAGTCTTTAAGAAAGTTGCCCACACCAGCAGCCGCAAGACCACCAGCAATAACACCACCGATACCCTTAAGAGCACCGCCAAAACCGCCCTTAAAACCTTTACCAGTATCCTGGCCGGCCTTTTTACCGACGTTATTAACGCCAGACATTTCTTTAGCTATGGCACGCTGAAAACCCTCAGCAACCGGGATAAGTGTTACGTAGGCGTACGCCTGTTCTGCCACTTAACTCCTCCATTTCTAGCCTTAGCCAAAATTTCACGCGCGTCAGATCGCGCCGTACCTTTGCGCTGAGATCCACCTGCGGCGTCTTTCCAAGGCCGAGGGTACGGTTTGGGTTTACGTTTACTATTAACCTGAGCGTGCAGGTCGTAATTAGCGGCTAGGGCGGCCCACTCGTAAGAAACCGGGTGGTGCCAGTTATTAATAGAGGTTTGCAACCAAGAGGATGGGTCACGAATTAACACCGAAACCAAATAGACAACCTCTTGCCAAGGCACGGTATTGCCCAGATCGTCAAGGCCTAAGCCGAAACGGTAACGAAAGTCGTATGCAAACGCCGGCGTGTGGTCGTCGATTAGCTCGACGACCTTAATTATTCCCCCAGGCTTACGCCCTTTGTCCAAGCTGTCATATGCTTAGCAAACTCCGACAAAGGTAGAGCATCAATCGCCGAAAGCTCTTTTGGGCTTAAAACCTGCTCAAGAATAAACCACGATTGGTCGGTTTCTTTTTCGTGGCGCGCTTTACGCAACACACCAGCAGGGATTTTACCAAAGTCTGGAAGTTCGACGCTCTTACCGTCATTTTCAATAATGTAACCCATTTTGCAGCTAACCTTTCATATCAAAAACTTGCGGCTGGTGGGGAGCCGAGGGGGCAAAGGGGCCGACCCCCCACCTGGTCAACGCCCTGGACGCCGCCGCAAAAAAACGCCCAGGGCTAGTCTAATCTTTAGGCGGGGTCGACAGCGCCAAACTCGCTAAAGAATTTCTTAAAGGTAGTCGAGTCGGTGTCGGCGTATGCGGTGATAGTCACCGTGTAACCAATAGCCTCGCCCGAGGCCAAAGTGCGCTCACCCACCGAGGTAATTTCACCGGCGGGCACGTAAGTGCGCTCAACGGTTGTGCCGTCAATAACGTCGATAACAAACGACTTACGGCCACCAGTAGCGCGCGGGTCGCCGTCTAGCTCGCCGTCCGTCAGCGTCGAACCGTAGTAAAGGCCAACGACATCCTCGTTAGTTTCAATGAAAGTCAGCTCAACCGAGTAAGTACCCTCGGATACGATTTCGCGCACCAAGCTACCGTCTTGCCAGCTGCGGATTTGTGTCGTGCTTTTATCGATTGTTTCCACAATTCCATCAGCAGAAACATAACCCAAGTCAACAAAAGCGTTATCGAGGGCGTCGTCACTATATGCCGGCGCGGCAGTACCACTCGGCGCAACATACACCGCACCGCTTACGGCTACTCTTACGTTGTCAGAGTCCAAAGCCATATTATTACTCCTATCTAATTGAGGTTAGTACCTCTATGATCTACAGCAAAGCGCATAAATCGGCGCTGAGCCTTTAGGTCGGTCACGTCTTGAATTGAGCTCTCAGGCACCACGTCAACAATCGGAGCACCGTCAGGCAAATCGTCAAAAATTGCCATCACAGTACGCGCCAAAGTTTCAGCGTTAGCGTAAGAGGTCTCGTAAACGTTTACACCAATCGAGTCCGTCATAATCGTCTTAGACCGACGGGTGCCGCCATCTCGGCGTAAAATCACTTGACTACTTGAGTCGTCAGCGAGGACACCAACCCGAGTAGTAGTGAAACCTTGAGCCGTCAAACCAGCATTTAGCTTGCTGACAAGGTGGCTCATAATGTCGCTAAAAATAACTGCGTCAGGCATTAGGTGCTCGAACTCCTCGGCTTAGGTTTGTTGGTCTTAACTTTAAACCCGCGCTCACCACCCGAAAGGTCTAACGCCCTAGAGAGCTCACCAGTGTTAGCCTCATCAAAGTCACTACCGCGAGCAACAACCGCACGCGCGCGCCTGCTGGTCGTTGTATACAGCTCGGAGCCGGGCAGAGCGCCCTGGACTCGCCTCATACGGTTACGCAGCTCAGCCTCAAGCTCGGGCGACCGCAAAAGCTCACCCATGCCTTTAAAGTTTAGTTTTACCTCGCCGCCACCGCCTGGGATTTTGCTAGCCACGATCGGACTCCCTCTGCACGTCGACAACGGTGCCTGGAGCCCACGACCCTAAACCGTCGCGCCAGTCAAAAGGCTCACCGTCGAGCTCGTAGCGTTTTCCTCGAATAATAAATTTGTCATCATCTTGCACGTCGTAACCCGACGGCAAATACAAAGTAAGGCCGTCAGTCACCACAATTTGGTCGGCGTCAAAATTAGTGCCCGAAACGCGGGCGCTCACAATGGCCTGAACCGTCGACGTCGTTTCGGCGTAAACCGGCTGCCCGTAACTATCGGTAGAGCTCGAACTTAGTCGGACTCGGGTAAGTGACTCCATAGTTACCGTTACCAATCGTCGAGGCGGATCTAAAAGATTTGTCTCGGTAGTGGTTAGCTACCTCAATATCTGACGGGCTCATAAGCACCTGCCGGCCGACAGCCCAGTTAGCGTAAGACTGACTAAACGGGCCCACGCTTTGCTGCTGAATGCCCGCAGCCGCGTCATCAGGGATAAGCAAAGTGCGCACAACCATGCCCGCCACAACCGCGACAACATCGTTAGGAATATTTTCACTACCATGGTCGTAAGTCACAATTACGGGCGAATAGCTACCCAGTTCGTAAATTGACTGGTGGCCGTCGTAGGTGAAATCAATTTCAACCCCGTCAATGTCGGTTACCGAGGTCACCTCGATTACCGGGCGTTGCACCAAGCGCACCACGCCGTCGTTGGGGAAAAGGCGCACGGTTGACTCATCTACCTCAAACTTTTGCGCGGTTTCACCGGCAGTCAAGTCACGACCCAAACGGGCCTCGACGTCGGCGATCGTAGCTAAAGCCATCTACTTAACCTTTCCCATAAAACGTGCGCGGCGTAGAGAGGGCGACCCGTAGGCCGCCCCCTCAAAAAGAGCCAAATTAGGCAGAGACGTACTTAACGCAAGCCTCGTCTTTCAGCACCTTGCCACCGTAAACATTCAAACCGCGCACAATGTCGGAGAACTTGGTGGGGTTACGCAGCGACTCAAGAGACTGCACCTGGTTAACAAAAGCAACCATAGCCTCGTGATATCCGACCGCCGCGGGAGTGCCCGAGCTGGAAAGCAGGGGAGTCTCGACAACAATAAACCCGTACAGGCGACCAATCACGCCGTTACGCAGTTCAGAGTCAGTACCGGCCACCGAAGAGTCGTCAAGTCCCTGGATGAGCAGATCTGCCATGTCAGGGTTAACCGCAAGGTAACGACCGGACGAGGGCACCTTAGCGAGAGCCATCGACTTACGAATTTCGCGAATCGCAGTTTTTGCCTCTTCAGCAGTGTCAACGACAACCGAGCTACCGTTAGCGTCAGTAGCGTCGGTAATCATCTGCGTGAGAATGTAGTCCTCGGCGTCTTCAGCAAGAGCGCGACCGGCAGAGTCAACCCACGGGGCAAACTCAGACGAGGCCTGCACACGGTCGACGTCATCAACGTTAACCGAAAAAGCTTTTTCCTGGTCAATGTTGAGCAGCACCTCGGTGTCGTTCAACGCCTCGGCCGAAATGGTACGGCCGGCACCTGCGTAGTCCACAATTGTGGGAGTGGTTGCGTTGATCACGTGAACCTGGTTGCCACGAGTCACGTCGCCAGTAAAGGCGTTGTTAAGGGTCGGAATAACGACCTGGTTGGCAATGAACGCCTGGGTAACACCAGCCGACCATACCTCTGGAATAAAGTTATCAATAGCCATTGAGCTATATCCTTTCTAATTAAGATTTACCCATAAGAGCATCTAGGCGGCCGTCTTTACGTGCCTCTAAAACCTCTGCCGGGCTCATACGTTCGAGCTCGTCGCGCGATCTAATTTGCGCAAGCGAACCTTTACTGCCGCGGGCACCTTGCCCTAAATCAGGCTTAGGCACCTCGGTTTGAGTACTGTGAGCCTCAACCCACGTCGCAATAGCCTCGCTGTCAATTTCGCCGCTAGTGTCAATAAAAGCCTCTTTATTAAATTGCAGAATTGACTCACCGGTTAGGTTACGTCCCTGCAATTGAGCTTTAAGCTCGGCCTCTACCATTTTCTCGGCGTACTCTAGCCTGACGGCCTTAGCAGTGTCCTCTTTAGTTTGCTCTATTAGACGCTCTTGCTCAGTGAGCTGAGATTTACGCACCTCGTCAAGCTCTTTACTCGCTTGAGTGTACGTTTTCTTAAGCTCTTTCAGCTCTGCGCGTTGCTTAGCTAAAGTCTTGACCAACGGGTGATCGTCAGGCAACTCGTCGTGCTCAGCGTCATCCGCCACCGTCTCAGCAGCGTCAACCTCGGTCGACGTGTCTTTAATTTCTTCTTGAGTTGTTTCGTCTTGCGACATAGGTTTTACCTTTCCATCTCGGTTTAGGTAGCGACTCGTCTCGAGCCGTGCCAGCTAATAGGTAGCTGGAAAATTAAAAATCTTCAGGGCCTGTAAACTCCTGATTACGCCAGCTAAGCGTCGGCCCATATTCGCCATGCTCGCGAGTAACAACAATGTCAGTAAAGTCAGCCAGGCGCTCACTGTCCTCGTACTGCACCGACTTGCCAATACCGGCAGAGCGAGCCCTACGATCAGAGACGCCTAATTGGTCAATCAGCCCCTCGTGCAAACTATCCAAACCCTCGAGGTCAATTACCTGCCCGGGGTCAAAGTCGCCGTAAATAGGCTCCTCGCCACAATCGCAGCCAGGGTGAATAGGCTTAAGCTGGTCGCGCGCATAACGTTGAGTAGACGCAATGGCGCATAGGGCGCAGTTTTCAGCACCGGTTAAAACGCGGCGATAACCGACAATATTGCCGTTACCTTGCCGTTGATTACGGCCCGCAATGCGACTTGCTAACTGAATATCAGTCTCAGCCAAACTAGCGGCCCTAGTAGCGCCACGCTCAATAGACGTGCGCAAAAGCTCACCAGCTGCCAAACCTGTCCAGGTTTCAATAAAAGGTCGGCGGTAAACCTCTTCAGCGCTTGGGCCGTTACGTAAAGCCTCATCGGTTAGGTTGCTAGGTCTCGCCTCAACCGGAGTAAAAGCCTCGCCGTTGGCTTTAGCAATTTCTTGATAATAAACAGCCTGCAGGTTCGCGGCCTGCAATTTGAGCCCGTCAATTTGCGGGCCCACAATTTCCAAAAAACGTGCCACGTCTACATCTCGCCACGATCCAAGCTGCCGAAAGACGTTACCGGTTACCCGGCCAGCGCCACGCACCAAGCGGGTGTTAAGCCGATTGTACCCGTCTCTTATTTCAGCAAGAGTCGCCACGGTTAGGCCTCAGGCAAACCGTCTAACCGGGTCACCTCGCTGTAACGCGCACCAAACACCGCCGCCGTCGGCTCCCATTCGCCACCAGAGCGCTCCCAAAGCCTTATCTGCACAGCAGGATCATTTTCGCTAGCGTTAATGGCAAACTCAGAGTTTGGAATACCCAAAACGCCACCCGTCATAATGTGCTCAATCTGGCCGACGCCTTGAGCAAACTCAACCACGTCACCATTAGCAATATCGCGAAATCTTTCTACCACTTGCTCGCCGCTGGTTTCGGTTTCTTGCTCAACCGGGCCACCAAGTAGCGCCTCGGTCAAAAGTTGCTCACCGGCACGCTGAACCTCCATCTCGGCAATCTCAGCGGGTGAGAATTGACCGATAAGAGACATACGCGACCTAAACGGAATATCTTGGAACTTAGAG